GGCAGAGCAGAAATGCGCGCCCGAGGTGGCCGAAATAGAGAGCCTCGACGCTGATTTTCGCAAGCGCGCTGCCGCGGCTGCCGCAAACAAAATCCAATAAAAGGGGTTTACTGTGACCTCAATGCCTTCTTCGTCGCTTGGGTATAACACGCTTGGTCGTGCAAATGTCGACGAGCGGTTTCCTGATCCGTTTTGCGATATCGCTAGTTTGTCGATGCCAGAGAGCATTCAAACAGCGCTGCGCTGGTGCGAATACATTGTCAACGCGAACGGCCCTTACCGACAGGCCATTGATCGCGTGGTCTCTTATTTTATTACCGATGTCGAAATCAAAGACATTGGCGAAAAAACGACAGGTCGCGAAGAGAAAGAGAAATTTCGCGTTTTTCTCGAAGAGACGCTGAGCATCAAAAACGTTTTGCACACAGTAGCGCTGGATTACCTGACCTACGGCAACTCGTTCACAAGCATAATTGTTCCTTTTCGCCGGTATTTGATGTGCCCGCACTGCGGGCTTGAAATGCCGTTTGATAAGGTGCACAACTCTACCCAGTGTGCGTTTTCATGGCAGAATTTTGAGTTCCACGCAACTTGCCCAAATTGCAAGTTTGTTGGCGCGTGGAAGCATATCGATAGGCGTAGCGGCGACACCGGCACGATTAGCGTCAAGCGCTGGAGTCCGCACGAGATGGATTTAATCTGGGACCCGTACACCGAAGATTGTACGTATGTCTGGAAAATCCCAGAAGACTACAGAAATCTGATTAAGGCCGGACATCTGCATCATTTAGAGCGCGCAAACTGGGAAGTCATTCAGGCGATTAAAGATAACAAAAACCTGATGTTCGATAAGGGCGTGATCTATCATTTAAAAGAAGACGCGCTTTCTGGGATGCGTAACCGCGGCTGGGGCATATCGCGGGTTCTGGCTAATTTCAGACAGGCGTGGTATGTACAGATTCTGCATCGCTACAACGAGGCCGTAGCGCTCGACTACGTTATCCCCTTTCGTGTGATTACCCCGGCGCCCAGAGGCGGCGACGGGCAGTCTAGCGACCCTGTGCACACCATCAATCTGTCCAGTTTCACTGCGCGCGTGCAGGCTATGTTACGCGCCCGCCGGACTGATCCGGCGCGCTGGAACATTTTGCCGTTTCCGGTCAATTATCAAGCGCTCGGCGGCGACGCCACGCAACTGGCGCCGCGAGAACTAATGGATCAAGGTTTGGAGACGTTATTGAAGTGCATCGGAATGCCGGTCGAACTGTTCAATGGCACGCTGTCGTTTCAGGCCGCGCCGGCAGCGCTCAGATTGTTTGAGGCGAACTGGAGTCAGTTGCCGCACAATCTGAATCGGTTTTTAAACGAGTTAGTGGCTAATGTCACGCGCGTTATGTCGTGGGAGCCGGTTGGTGCAAAACTTGTTCGTGTCACGCACGCCGACGACCTCAATCGCCAGATGGCCAAACTGCAACTTATGCAGGGGCAGCAGATCAGCAAAACGACGGGACTCAAGAGCGTTGGCCTCGATTACGAGGAAGAAACAAAGCGCATGCTCGAAGAAGAGCGCATATACGCCGAAGAGCAGGGGCGTATGCAAGAAGAAATGGCGCAAGCACAGCAAATGCAGGACATGAGTCAACCTGCCGAAATGATGATGGGCGCCGGCGACGCAGGCGCCAGCGCTACGGGCATGCCGCAAGGAGGCGGCGGTGCCCAGCCGACGGCGGCACCTGCCATGCCCGGGCAGGCGCCAAGCCCCGTCGACCAGTTCTTGATGCAGCGACAAAACTCGCCAAGTGTGCCAAGAACGCCAGAAGATTTGCAGTCGCAGGCACAGATGATTGCGAATCAATTGCTGGCTATGCCGGAATCTTTGAAAGACAGCGAACTTATCAAACTCAAGCGCGCAGACGCCACAATGCACGCTTTAGTTACGAGCATTATCGACGATATTCGACAGCAGGCTAGATCACAGGGCGGTGCGATGCTGATGGCGCAGCAATACGGGCAAGGACAGGGCGCGCCAGCAGGTTGATATGCGTATTGGCATCTACACACATTATGCGCACTGTGACGCCGCCTACTTCTCTGTGCGGCTCGCCGATTTTCTACACGCACAGGGCGCAGAGTTTGGCATTTTCTCAGATGCACCGCCCGGTAAAATGAAGTGCGCTTATGACAATGGCATAATGCACAAACGCAAAATACGATTCACAGACTGGGTAAAACAGTACGACGCGGTTATCTGGACTAATCCGCCGAAAATCGAACAAATTACCTACGCTAAACGTCACGGAGTTTGCACGCTTATCGCGCCAATGTGGCAAGAACTTGCTCGGCCTTTTCGCAAAGTCATGCAGCGCGCCGACCACGTAATTGCTATGAGCACAGAATGCCGAGAACTATTCGCGACTGTCTATAAGTTTCGCAATGTGACGCTAATTCCATTTGATCCGGGTTTACCGGTCACAAAGAAGCAGCATGAAATAGACGGGCGCTCGGTAAAGATATTTTTGCCGTGGTTTGATCGCAACGCCCGCTGCGCCAACAGTTATTTTCTGGGGCTGCTTGGTTTTTTATTGGAGCGCATGCCTGACGCGCGATTGACGGTAGCCATAACGTCTTGTCGTTTTTCCCCGGCAGTAGCCAAATTTTTTACGACGCTAAGCAAAAAAACTGATGGCCGCGTTACGCTGATGCGCAATGTGCCCATAACTAAGCGTCCCGGGTTATACATGCAGCACGACGTCACTCTGTTTCCCGCCGAGTGTGACAATTATGGCTTGTGCGCGCTGACATCGCTTTATTGTGGCACGCCAGTCTTGTCTTTTGCGCTTTCGCCTCAACTTGATTTCATTCACGCGGACTCAAACGGTTTTCTCGTAAAAACGCAGACCGACTACGACGAAAACGGGGTACCGCATGCTGTGCCAGACTATCAGAAACTCATGTCTGGGCTGCAAACCATGATTGCCGAACCATGGCACATCAACAACCTCAATAAAAAAGTCAATTACAATCTTGTTGCCCGTAAGCGCGCATTCGAGGTGGGATGGCAAACAATATTACGAATGGGCTAAAGGCACACGGAGGTGCCGATGTTGAAATTAGTCAATCCAGATATCCAAAGCACAATTGCTTTTGCAAAAGACAATTACGCCGGTAAAAAAACCGTAACCGGCGGTTGTTTGTTTGAGCATTGTATGGCGGTAGCCGCACAGGCTGAACTAATAGCCGCAAAACTGTATCAAGATGTGCGCGCAGACTATATGTCTGACGACACAAAAGACAGCATAAACGTGGTGATCCAAAGCGCCATTCTGCACGATGTTCTGAACGTAAGCGCTTGCGCCTTTGAAAATGTGGCCAAAGCAGCGACTGTTCAGATTGCGGCGACAGTGGCAGATTTGAGCCGCGATTTCCGGCTGATAGAAACTAAGCGGGACATGGAGTTCCGCGGCCGTTTAAGCCAAAGCCCCGTGAACGCGCAAATTATCGCCGTTGCAGACGTCATATGCACCGCTCGTGACCTGATGCGTTGGCTGGAACACGACGGGCTTAGCGTTGCCGCTAAGATCAAATCGCTGCTTGCGCAACTGGACGGCGACCTTTTGGCGGTGCACGCAGCAAACAAATACTATGTGCTTCGTTTGTTCACCCACGCAGCGCGCAATCTGATCAGCGATGTGAGCACGGCAGTCAAAGCAAAAAAACAAAAAGCCAAACTTGACAAATTGCTGGCACAAAATACAAATGGGCTACGCGAACGAATTGCGCGCGGACAGAAAGAGAAAAAAGAGAAGGAGACGACACATGCAAAAAAGCGAAGTGCTAACAAAAATTCTTGAGGACTTTACAAACAATGACCCCGAATTGGCGTCTGCTGATGTGCGTGCTTTTTGTGAGTACGCAACAAGTTGGTTAGCCACTCGCGGCGTAATCGGTGTTGGTCAAACCTCGTCAGGCATTTCTTTGCGGTTTTCAGACGGCGAAGAATTAGTTCTCTTTGCGTCTGTCTTCGACGCGCCTATCGAAGTACCGTCGGCGAGCCATAGCATTACTGGTAACACCACAAAAATTGAAAAAGGTATGCCCGTAGCGTCGCCTAGTGTTCCAATTACTGGTCGTTAAGGAATCAAACGTGTTTGTTTGTTTTGAGGGGTTGGATGGCGCCGGCAAAAGCACGCAGGCGCGCATGCTGCACCAGCATCTTCTCGACGAAGATTACCCGGCGGTGCTTGTTTCTGATCCCGGTACGACGCGCATCGGGACAGCTATACGGCAGATATTGTTGAACAACGATGAGCCAATCTCGGCGGCTTCTCAAATGCTTTTGTTCTCTGCGGCTCGCGCAGAGTTGGCTAACTATATCGCAGAGAATTTACGGGTTGGACACGCGGTTATCTGTGACCGCTGGCTGCTATCCACGCTGGTCTATCAAGGCGAGATAAATA